AGATTCTAAATACGGTCTTGCATCAAGACCGACGGCTTATTTGTTGTTGTAACAACTCCTAAAAATTGACCTTTTACCTGCTCAAAATAGAGTGGAAGGTCTATTTATGTATGTATGAGAACATCTGGAATATACAGTATAACAAACACCATGTCGGGCAAAGTGTATTATGGGTCATCCAACGATGTAAACGGAAGATGGAAAAATCATAAAAGTAAAGCAAATAGGGGAATTCACCCAAATCCTCATTTACAATCATCGTGGAGCAAGTATAAACCCGAATCCTTTAAGTTTGAGATTGTAGAAGAAGTTCCAACTGAGGAATTACAAAATACAGAACAATGCTATCTTGAATGGTGCAGAATATTTCCGTTTTGGTCATATAACATTGGATATGATGCGGAATGTGCCACCCGTGGAATGAAATTCGGACCTCCATCTGCGGAGCATAGAAGGAAAATAGGGCTTTCAAATAGTGGGAGCAACAGTGTCAATTATGGTAAAAAGTTATCTCCAGAAACGTGTAGGAGAATGAGTTTGTCGAAACGTGGAGTTCCAAAACCTCCACGAACAGAGGAACATAAACTAAATCTTAGTTTGGCCATGCTCGGGAAATATCACGATTTTAAAATTTATGAGTTTCATCATCCATCAGTCGGTATTATTAAATGTACACGTCAAGAATTGACTTTCAAATACAACCTAAATAGATGTGGCATTGGTATTGTAATTCAGACAAGACGAAAATCATATAAAGGATGGAGGATTTATGCCTAATAATTTAGATTTTGAAGTTTGTGATGGGCATACATTTCGGGATTTGTGCGGAGAAATAGTAGCCCGCAGTACTTCAAAAAAGGACCAGATTGATACACTTATAGGAGATATGCGAACTCTCATCACGGGTCCGAATGATGTGGGGCAGTTTATGCCCCGTATAAAAGAACTTCTCGAAGTCGGCGTTAAAAATGATGAACAACTTATAAAACTTGCTGCCGTGGTCCAAAGGATTCAATCCACCCAAATTGAAGTGAGTGGTGGAGATGGGTCTGGATTAACTCAAGAAGAAAAAGAGGCGTTATTAAAAAATCATTTGGCTGATGCTGAGAATACGCTCAAAGACATCAAGAAAGACGTGGACATCCCTATTCCCAAGTAATCTATGTCATATTGGAAAGACAGTGCAAAAAATACCCGACCACTAGACAGTTTTGGTCTTGCTACAAATAATTCCGCTGCCAATGGAGGAAACCGTGAATTTCACGAGATAGAACTCGGCGTGGTGCTTGACATTGTATTGGATTTGAATCATCCGATTTATTCCGGCGCACATCCAATGCAAACTAGAATTGATGCCGAACGATGGCCGGTGGATTTGACGGGAGCACCACCATCACAAGCAGACCCCGATTTGACTTGGATTGGACGTGTATTAGTTCGTCCGCTTGTTTCCGGCAAAATTACTAAAAAAGACCAGTTGAAGTGGGCATATCCGATGGATACCAATTTTACGGAATACCCGCTTATCAATGAAACGGTAATGTTGTATGAGTCGGGAGATGGAAATCGTCTGTATTACAGTCGGAAAGTAAACTTTAGGAATTGGCCAAATAACAATCTCGACTTCACTATTGAGAACACCTTACAGGGCGTTGGAAACACAATCCTGTTTAGCAAATCTCCCTATAATGGACGAATACCATCACAGACAAATTGGAAGGGGGACGTGGGACGAATTGGATATGCGGGAAAATATTATTACGCCAATCCAAAAATTCGAACCATTCATCGTTTCGAGGGTGATATCGTAATGGAAAGTCGCCACGGGTCGGAAGTTATAATGAAAGCTTTCGACAAGAATCGTGGAAATGATGTTGGTGTATATCCAGATTATACCAATGGTGGAAATCCAATGTTGATTCTGCGTAATCGCCAGCGGCAACTATTGAAGGTAGGTCAAACCCTGTCTCTAAAACATAGTCCGAATCCTGCTACTGTGGTTGGAACCATTGAGGAGAAAAATGTTGGTGGATATTTGGATGAAAATATTAATCATGACGGGGCATCAATATATCTAACGTGTGGTCAAACGATTAGTGAGTGGGTGACAACGTGTTTCAAACGAATGTTTCACGACCAAAAAGATGAAGAAGTGGCAAAGTTTCGTGGTCCAAGCACGTTTGTATATCCTTCCCCGATGAAGGGAGACCAAATTGTCATTAATTCTGATCGACTTGTATTTTCGGCACGATATGAAGAAATTCTATCGTATTCCAAGAAGAGATATGGAATTTGCACAGACAACGAATTTACGGTTGATGCCCATCAACAAATGGTTTTCTCAACTAATACTAAAATTGTGCTTAATTCTCCTGCCATTTATCTTGGGGAATATAATAAAACGGATGAACCCGTCCTTCTAGGACAGACGACAGTTAACTGGCTTTACGAACTTTGCGATTGGTTGACTACTCATACTCATTGGCATCATCATATTCATCCTGATGCCATAACCCGAGACGGAGTACCCGTAGAAACAAAACAAGAAGAACCTCATCAGACTCAAGTTCCAGTTCAACTTCAAAAACTCATTATGATGCGAGATTCTTTGCATACTCTTATGAGCCGCCGTGTGTTTGTTACTGGTGGGGGGTTCTCTCCGGGCCAAGATGGAGCATCCATTACCGAGGGAACAGCACCAGTTAAAATAACCATAGACAATAAGAACAAGACAGGTGGGCGAGATGATGTGGCTGCTCCAAATGGAATCCCTCAATCGCCGCCTACTCTGGCAGCTTCTCCAAGTACTACAGGAACCCCCGGTACATTCAAAGGAAAAAGTTATAGGGCCAGTGCCGAGGAAGCTTCGGCTATTTATGGCGGTGCTATTAATAATGCTTTTGGTCCCGGTGGTATTGCGAGTGACAGCCCAAGTAGTTCAACGGCTACGCCTGAGCAGAAAGCGGCTGGTATTCCTCCAAGTGACCAACAGAAAATACAAGCGTTACAACAACTTCCACAAACCCAACAAGCGGCTTTGGCTAAAGGTGTTGGTTGTGGCGGACGCCGAGCATCACAAACTGGAATTTACACTCCACCGGCGGGTCAGACCCCAGTCACATCATCTGCCGAAGTTACCACATGGAATGACCGAGAAGCACTTTTGACTGCCGCAGGAGTTTTGGAGGAGGACCACAATCCACCATCTAATATGGATGTAAATGATTGGAAGACAGCCGCAGATGGTTTTGTCTAATTTAGACAGTATTTATACACATATGAAAAAGTCCGAACTCACACAACTCACACAGATAATTGAAGTTCTCGTAACCCGAGAAGTTCGCAAACAACTTCCAAAACTCATTGGAGAGGTTTTCTCTAACATGACCGGAAAGGCTATGGTAACGGAACATATTCACCCCGCCCGAAAGGAATATGTAGGAATGGAAGTTGAAGCACCAAGTACCCCTAAAGACCCACATGAATTCCGTGCATCTTTGAAAGACCTTTTTGCGGGAGTACTCCCCACGAAAGGAAGAGAGATGGAAGAAGGGGTTAGAATTTCTCCCCCGAAGGTGATGCGAAATTATACCAAAGACCCAGTTCTTAACAAAGTTTTGAATGAAACCACCGCTGACTTGAGGTCAAGAGAGGGATTGGGAGGAATGGCTGCAATAGCCGGTGGATTTAGTCCCGGGGCACCAGTTGATATGGGTCAAATAATACAGCCAACATCAACCACAGCAATATTGTCAGAAGGTCATGTGCCATTATCAAATATGCCCGAAGGAGTTTCGGCATTAGACGTGGCTAAGGCAGGATTAACTCCTGCACCAATTACGGAAGTATTGACCAATTATGACCGTATGAAAAAGATTTTGGAAGCGTCGAAGGGCAAGCGATATTAAATGGCACTGATTACAAATACTCCGATTGGTATTACATTTCCCCTTAGAGATGGGAAGACGGGGTATTTTGAGCAATCTACCGATAGTTTTACCGCTTATAGGATGAACATTACCAATTTGCTGAGAACACGACAGGGTGAACGAAGAATGAATCCAACGTTTGGGTCTCGTTTGTGGACTATTGTGTTTGACCAAAATGATGATTTTATTGTCAAGCGAATAGAAAACATTGTTCGAGAAGATGTGGCACAGTGGATACCCGGGATTACAGTAAGCAAAGTGGAAGTTTCGGGTGATCAAGATGCAGACCGGGATACTTATACATTACACATTGCGGTTACATTTGTTATTGATTCAATCAATGCAACGGACACCGTTCAGCTTACGCTTGACGTGAACAAAGTGTAATAGTCAACTACACAAACCGAGAAAATATATGAAAAAACTAAAAAACAGAAAGACAAATAACAGGCCGACTCCTACTCCGAAGCCGAAGCCAGTGCCAACCCCAAAGCCTAAGCCTACTCCGAAGCCCAGGCCCACCCCGACGCCATCGCCGAGGCCAACGCCGCCCCTTCCCCCGCTCCCGCCGCTCCCGCCTGTGTCAGGTTCGCTGACAGACCTACAGCAAATTCAAGCTATTGCTACAGCAACGATGGCCGCTGTCGGAATGCCATCACAATATTCAGCATTTGACCTACCAGGTTATTTGACTTATCTTGTGGCTAAACACTCGGGACAAAACCCGTTGGCACCAGCGCCAGTGTCCCCGCCTACTGACATCAAAAACTACAATGGTGAACTATCTATGTGGACATTATTGTTGATGGCTGCGGGAAGGGCTGCGGGGATGCCGGGATCGCCGCAAGGCAACAGTCAGGATCGAATCTGGACAATGAAAGATTTGCCAGAGTGGATAGTGACAGCGGGACTGCAAAGTTAATGCGGTGAATAAAACATTAAAAACAGAGTTACATAGACTCGATGTTAGAAAATGACATATAAACTCCCCACCCGTTTTAGCGGATGGGGGGTTTTTATGGGAGATAAATAAATGGCAACAACAACATCCAAAAATTTTAGACCGAATAGCAAAGATATTCGATATATTAACCGAGATTTCTCTCAACTGAGGGATGCACTCATTAACTTTGCCAAGGTCTATTACCCTAATACCTACAAAGACTTCAGCCCAAGTGCTCCCGGCATGATGTTCATTGAGCAAGCTGCTTATGTCGGGGATGTTCTTAGTTATTATACGGACTACATTTTTAAGGAAACTACTCTTCAAAGTGCCACTGAACGAAAAAACATAATCGGACTTGCAAGATATTTAGGATACAAAGCCAAAGCCACAACTGCTGCGGCAGGTATAGTTAATCTTCAACAACTCTGTCCGTCGGTCAGCAATGGGGAGGGGGAATACTATCCAGACCCAAATTACATGTTAACAGTAAATCAAAATACTCAATTTGAAAATAAAAATGGAGCCTATTACGTATTGACATCGGATATTGATTTCACTATTACTTCTTCATCTCAAAGAATCGATCAAGTATATTCTCGAAATGCCGATGGAACTCCGCAATTTTTTCTGTTGACCAAGGAAGGTCAAATTAGTTCGGGACAAATTTTAAGCCGAGATGTTATAGTCGGAACCCCATCGCCGTATTTCCAAATTGCACTTGCCGAAACAAATGTCATTGACATTGTTAGTATCGTGGATTCGGACAACAACAAATGGTATGAAGTGGATTATTTGGCACAAGGAATGGTTCCGGTTGCTATTCCAAACGATGCTGAATATGAGGGGTCATTGGCTCAATACAAGGATTCTGTCCCTTATATTTTGACCTATTTCAAGACTTCCCGTAAGTTTTTAACTACGGTTGATGAAAACAATTTGACCACCATTCAGTTTGGTGCCGGTGTAAATGGCGTAGATGATGAATTAGTAACGTTCGATTCAGATTTGATTGGCGCTGGTTTAAAAAACATAAATAATGTTAATGTCCCATTGGACCCAAGCAATTTCTTGAAGAACGAAAATTATGGAATTGCTCCTCAAAACACCACTCTCACGGTAAGTTATACTATCGGAGGAGGGATGTCGTCCAATTGTCAAGCGGGAGAAATTACTGAAATTGTGGCTCCCATATTTGATAACCCAATGGATGGTCTATTGCCCGAACAAGCGGCATTGCTTCAAACTGTCAAAAATTCATTGGCAGTGTATAATCCGTCACCATGTAATGGTGGTAAAGATGCAGAAACTGATGACGAGATGCGAATGAATGCAATGGCTACGTTTGCCGCCCAGAACCGAACTGTTACTCAAAGTGATTATTTGGTTCGACTATATTCGATGCCATCTCAATTTGGGGCCATTGCGAAAGCACAAATAATTTCAGATACCAGTTTGCAAGTGGGAATTAATAAGATTCTACTCGGAACCGTGGATACGAATAACAATGCTCGGGTTGTTGACAATGGGGAAGGCAGTTTCTTCCGTCGAATTGCCTATGACAATACCAATCCGTTCGCTCTCAATGTTTATATTTTGGCTTACGATGGTAATAAAAATCTGATGCCAGCTAACACTGCCCTCATAACGAATTTGATTACTTATCTCAAGAGGTATCGTATGATTACGGATGGAGTGAATGTTATTGATGGTTATATCATAAATATTGGCATAGATTTTACTATCACGGTTTACAAAGGATACAATAAGAAAGACGTGTTGAGTAATTGTATTTCGACAGTTCAAGACTTTTTTAACATTGACCGATGGAGTTTCTCGCAACCCATTAACTTGAGTCAATTGAATTTGGAAATCGCCAAAGTAGAAGGGGTTCAATCCGTGGTAAATATTGATATTTATAATTTGACGTCTCTGGTTGGAAATTACTCTTCCATTCAATACAATATACCCTCATCTACATTGAATAATATCGTTTACCCATCGGTCGATCCTTCGATTTTTGAAGTAAAGTACCCCAACAGTGATATACACGGCGCATGTCTCTGATTATAAATTTATGCATCATCAAATTTTTCCGTCGCAGGACACCTATTTAACCGACCGCCCAAATAATTTGGATGTGCTGAACTTTGGTGTTGATGAAATCCTCCAAGCGGGGACTCAAAATAAGTTTACTGGATTTATAAGTCCTACTAAAGACTACACATATATCAATGCAACATTTGACGGTGTGGGAGTTTCATATTTTAATGGAACATTCACAGGATCGGTTCATGGACCTACGGGAAGTTCCTATGCGGTTCTTTCGGGAAATGGGATTATTTTATCAAGTAGTTATTTTAGTGGAAATATCACGAGTGGGTCTTTTAACGGTCTTTTTACCGGTTCGTTTGATGTCGGAGGGTTCACAGGAAGCATTGCTAGTGGCTCACAAATTTGTTTTCTAGGCACTGCCTCGGGCGTTGATACCCGTGAGGCAAGAAGCCGTCAATATATGACGCAATCATATGCGGACCACGCATTGATTCAATTCGACATAACAGCAATTTCGAAGTCTATTGCTTCTGGCGGCATCGTAAGTGCGTCTAGTGTGTCTTTCCATCTCAAAGTCAAGATTTGTAATGAGGTCGAATTACCAGAGGAATACACCATTTATGCCGCACCAATCAGTGAAAGTTGGGTGGGAGGGGATGGTTATATGTCTGATGGTGGTTCCGACAAAGGAGCAAGTTGGGTTTATCGTGATTACAATGGAGGAACCCCGTGGTCGGCCTCTGGCGGAACGATGGCGACTCCCTACTGTTCGCAAAGTTTCAAATACAAATCTGCCGACCTTAATATGGATGTAACTCCAATTGTTAATTTATGGCTTACCGGAAGCCCAAATTATGGGTTTATCATTTTCTCTTCGGATGAATTGCATCCAACCGGTTCGGGATTCCTTCTTAAATATTTCAGTAATGAAACTAATACAATCTATTCGCCAGTCCTCGATGTAGGATGGGACGATTGGAAGTTTGTAACCGGAAGTTTTAACACGAGCAGTTTTCAAATAGTCCAAATATCCGGGTCAAATCTAGCAGTCAATAATAGTGGTTCATGGTTTGATGGAATAGGTGGAGTTCATGGAAATTTTACAGCTTCTTCAGATTTAAATTTTGGGTCACATTATATCATGTCGAGTGGTGACATGACGTATTACTGTGATCATTTCGTGCAGCAGTTTACAGGAAGCTTGACTGGTTCTTTTTTTGGATGGGCACAAGTTAGCGCCGGAACTTTCTCGGGAAGTGGAACGTTCTATGCGGATTATTTCTCGGGGTCTATCGGTGGGGTTGATCAGGTAATCAGTGGATTCAGTGAATACAACGAAACCGGTGAAACCTATAACATCAATGGAACCTATATTAGTGGGACTATTAGAGGCAATGTATTCATGCCTACAGATTTAATAGAAGTTTTTGAGGGAAATCTAATGTCCGATTCTATTTTATTGACTGGAACTGGGTCTGGTCGTTATTACGACACGGCATCTAATTCTTTCGACGGATTTATTTGGGGGACTGGAATTTCGGGAAATATAAGGAACGTTCCAATTTTTGGACCTGCCTTTGGAGTAATCAGTGCTACAACTACAGTAGTAACATTACCAACAGAATGGGTCTATTCATATGCAACTTCACCAAACGAAGCTCCATATGGAAATATTATACGTCAGCTTTTCAATTGCCCATCCTGTGGAACTACTCCTTGTGGAGACCCAAGAGACCCGAACTATAAATTTTGCAATCCTAACCCGTATGCGTTTGACAGTTTATACTACATATGGGGAGGCGATGATGTTGGATGGCGAATGCCTTTTCCGGCGGCGTCTTCATCTGTAATAACATCTTCCTGTGGGAAGTTTCATACGGTTCAAATAATGACCGGAACATTTAACGGGGGGGTTTTCAGTGGAAGTTCTTTTCTTGCATTCTACGAAAATTATAAAATTTCATTTGCAACATTAACGGGGTCTTGGAACCCGTCGGCGATCTCGGGGGAATCTATCATCATTAATTTCCCATCTTTGTATGACTCGTATTACTCTGCATATCTCTATGGGCAATATGTTTATGGCCCATTATTAGGAGTTTATACCCCATCTGGCTCTTATACCCCATATAGTGCAAGTTTTTATGGTCAGTTCACGGATGGTATGTTTGCCGGAGGAACAGTTGGACTTCAACTTAGCGGAAGTGTATCAACTTCGAGTTATACTTACCCAGTCAGTGGAACCTTATCATCAAGTTCTTTGTATCCGCTTGATATAGAAAAACAGTTTAGTATTAACTTGACCAATTTACAATCTGAATATAAGGCGGGCGATATTATAAAGTTGAATGTATTTGGAAGAAAGAAATACCCACAGAAATTTTTTGACCTTACCAATCAACAATCGCAATATCTTATTCCTGAATTTTTGCCTACGGCATCGTATTATGC